CTTCTGGCAGATAGGCATGAAGGTCCCAAGTGCCGCCCGTCGTTCCGTTGTTCGTCAAAAACACCGCGCCTGCACCACCCGAGGCAATCGTACCAATCGTGGCACTGGCGTAGTCCGTGATGGTCAGGTTGCCCGTGGCTATGTTGTTGAACACAAACGCCACGCCCGTTGTCAGCGTGGTGGCATCAGGCAATGCGTAAGTCTGTCCACCCGTCCCAACAAGAGTGTGGATGTAGCTGGAAGCCGCCGTTAAAGTCGTTGTCCCGCCAGCCGCAGTGGTGGTGGTGTTGGCTTGGTTGACCCGGTTAACCGTGATGTTGGAGCTGGCGTCCCGAAGCACCACCGAGTTAGCCCCGGAAGAGGCTGTAACCCCTGTGCCACCATACGCCACAGCAATGGTTGAGCCTTGCCATGTACCAGACGCCACCGTGCCCAAGGCCGAGACGTTGCCGCTTCCATCCAGATTTACCGACCGGCCAGACGGATACGTCACAAAGACGTTGACTATCCCGGAGAAGGTGACGGCACTGCCTGTGTTGCTGGACGCATAGATTGTCGTGCGCGTCAGCGTGGGTCCTGTGGTCGAATACGTGCCAAGGCCCACCTCCCAATTACCCGCCGTGTCTGTAGCCGAGTAGTAGGTGGTGTTGGTGTCGCCAATGACGGCAAACGTCTGAAAGCCAAGAACCGCGCCCGTAAGCGTGAAGCTTACAGTCGTATTCGCCGTGGCCGTTTCTTGGACACGGTTTGCAAGGACCAGAGGCATCTAAACCCCCTATTAGCTCGTCGCGGTGGTCGAGTAGGTAACCGAAACCGTATCGCCTGCGGTCGTGATCTTGGCAGTGGCAAATGCGCCTGCGCTGTACAACGTGCCAGAGGTGTTACCTTGAGTCGAGGACGCGCCAGAGCCGGTCACCAAGAAGCAACCGCCAACCGTGCCGCCGCCACCCGTGATGGTGTAGGTAATTGCCGATGCGGTCTTGGTCGTCACGTTGGTGGGCGTAGAGCCAGTCGAGGTGGCAGCACTAAACGATGCCGTGCCCCGGACAGCCGAACCACCAACGGTGTAGTTGGTGAACTCCGTCCAGCCACCATGCGATGCCATCGTGTCAGAGGCAGAGAACGTCGGGCTTGCGCCAGAGATCAGACCCAGGAACGGACCGACCGTGGTGTAAGAAGTGCCAGACAGCAGGGTGTCGAGCATGAGTTCTTTGCCAATTGCATTGACCAGATTGGGGAACTGATCTTCCCACTTGATGTTGCCATCGGCATCGCGGCAAACCACATGGTAGTGGCCCTCAATACCAACAGACTCCGCGCCAGCCACATTCGACTGCATGATCACTTCAGCGTGGTCACCGAAGTTGGAAAGTTCTTTCTGCATGATGACTCCTTAAACAAGTCTGATTAGGGCAGAGGTGCTCGTGTTGGCGGGCATCTGCACGGTGAAAGTGGTGGTTGAGGTTTTGTCAGACCCGAAGTCCAACACGCACACAGCGCCGTTGTCACCCGGCGTGTAGATCAATGCACCACGCGCTGTAATCGCCCCCGTCCACCCTGGAGAGGAGAAGTTGACGTACGTGATGCTGCCGCTGGCTGTGTCCTGGCTTGCGATGGTGGCGGTCACCACCAAACCCCCGGCAACATAATCACCGCCAGAGGCTTCACCAATCGCTGTGTACGCCGTGGTGGTCTGATCCAACGTAGCTGAGTTGGTGTACAGCGCCAGATAGAACGTGTCTGAGGCGAAGTTGATCGTGCCGTTGGCAAGCCCCGACCGCAGCGTGTTGCAGGAGTAGTTGCCGGTAAAGGCCATCAAGCCACCCCGTTATTCTGCGGCAGCGGGGCTGCGCGGTACTGACCCGACCTGTAGGCATCGCTGCGCTCAAGTCCATCACCCAGACGTTTGGCCAGAGCAAGAGCCTCTTTGTACTTGGTGTCGTACAAGGCCATCATGTCGGCCTCGCCCTTCATGAACGTGTAAGCCTCCACCAGGGAGCCGTACAACAACACCGTGTCAAAGTTGTCACCCAGCCAAGTCTGGCCATCAGCGGCAACCGTGATCGACTCAGGGTAATAGTAATAGTGCAACTCGACATCATAAGCCGCATCAGGCGTCGGCCCGAGGATGAAACTCAACTCGTCAGAGATGGCCGAACCAGAAACTGTCGGCCCAAACAGCGCGTAGTACTTGGGCGTCCCGGTGTCGTTCGGCGACGGGTATGCCTGCCGGATGAAGTTCACATCCTTGTTGAGCAGGTACTCATACGACCCCGTGTTGAGGTTGCCGCCTGTCACGCCCGTAATGACCGCCAGTGAATAGACCGACAGGAAATCATTGGGGCACGACAGGTACTTGTTGCTGGCAGACACAGAGCCCGTGACGTTCTTGCGCAGGGATGGAAACTGAACCGAGTTGTAAATGCGCTGCTCTGCCTGTTTGATGAAGACAGGGATATTCGCCACGAACTCCGTTTCGTAGTTCTGGGTGTAGTCCTGAATTGCAGCAGACAGGGCAGCGTAGTTCATGCCATCGGACCCCTGGATACCTTGCCTTTGGTTGCCGCACCGCCGCCACGCATCATCATGCCGCTGGTTTTGGTCGGCTCATAGTCTTGGCTGCGGGTGTTGGCCACAGACACATTGGCCTTGCGCATGGTTTCTTTGGCAGGCTCTTCACCCACCACAACAGACGGATAGACCTTGGGCTGGATGTACTTCCCAATCGGGTCTTTGGTCTCCGCCGGGAAATACTTGAAGTCGTCGGTGTTCATATCAGCCTCCCTTGCGGCCAGGGCTACGCTGGTTCATGACCTTGGCCATGTTACGCCCGTACTTGAGCATGTCGGCGTTGGTCTTGCCACCAGCCTTCATCTTGGTCAGAGGTTTACCGGGGTGCATGGCTTTCTCGTGTTTATGCACAGCCTTCTTTGCGTCCATCATGATCGACTCCTTATGTCGTTGCAACCGTAATTGTGCCCAAATTCACTGTCAGAACCAAGTTATTTGGCGTTTCAGTGGCGGTAAAAAACGAAGAACCTCCAACGGGGTTCCAACCCCACTGGAATATGCGACTGCCAGCCTCTACCGATCCAGTGCCCAGCGGCCCAGAACCTGTCTGAATTTGCAATCCACTGGTACCAGAGAGCCTGTAGCTGCGGTCAGGGCGAGGATTCCTCAAACCCTGCGGGTCATCCACCGGGTACATACCCAACTGCAACTGCGGCTGATCTGGGTCCCAGCACTCCGGACATACCAACAACTCATAGTTCTTGGTCTTGATGACCTCGCGCTTGAGCATTTTGAGCTTGAAACGCTGATCACAGCGATCACACTGGGCAATCGCATACTTACCACTGGCAAACCTATTGCCCATCAGTAAGTGCTCCCGATGAACTGCTGGCGCGGCACAAACCGGATTGCCGCCTTCTCACGATCCTCATCAGCGGCCAACTGCCACGCTTCGTCGTATTGAGCCTTCAGGACGGGCAAACGCTCCATCCCCCCGGGAATCTTCCCGGCGATGTAATAGGACAGACCCGCCGCCATGCAGGGGATGAACCTGAACGGTACATCCATGATGTTCACACCGCCACCGGCATCCTGCGTACGGCGCAGCCGCCAGTACACAAACTGGTACTGCTGGGCGTTGTCCGGTGTCGGCCAGACAGTAATGGCTGGAAGCTGCTGCCAATAGACCGTTGACCCGTTGGTATGGGATGCGGCTGTGGTGTCAGCCTGACCCCGAAAGCAGTTGTATAGGGTATTGCCTGAGATGTACCCGTAGTTGATGATCTCAGAGTCAATCTTGATGAACCCAGTGGCAGGCAGGCCCACCACGGAGTTGAGGGTAATCTGGGTGACGGTGGCGCTGATGCCACCCACTTGGCTGATGGACAAGCCGGTCGGACTCTGCTGGCCGTTATACCGCTGAACCCAGACTTGGATCGGACGGGCCTGCTGGAGCTTGTTTGGCAGGGTGGCGTATGTGGAGACGCTGATCCGGGTGATGGTCAGGTCTGCCTGAGTCGCAGCCACGTTGGCCCCGGTGCGGATCACATGCTCCAGAAGATCAATCGTGTCGGTCGGCAAGGCATAGGTGTTCTGACCCTGCACAAGGTCAATCGTACCCTGCTCGATGGTCCATAGGTTGATGCCCCGGTTGGCCCAGTCGGCAAACATGATGTTGAGCGAACGACGGGCAGTCTTAAGATCATAGCCCGTGCGCAACTCTGAACCGGCGCGTTCAAACGCTTCCTCGACCAGTTCAGTCAGGTCAAGGTTAAAACTGCTTGCGCCGGATGTGGTGGCCATTACCTATACCTCGCCGTCTTTGCCGCCACCTTGGGTGGTTGCTTAACAAATTGTTTTCCAACCTTTTTGCCTGCCCGCTTGGCACGGGTTGTGGCAGCATACTCAGCGGGAGTCAGCGCCTTGATGGCTTTCTCAGGCAGATATCGCTCCCCCGTCTTGGAAGACGGTTTGCCAGACTTGGTGCGCCACTTCTGAGCGCCCCAGTCCTTGAGCGACTGCTGCGGGTCTTTCATACCATCTTGCCTCGTGTTTTACCACGCTGTGCGCAGCCATCAGCACGGCGGGATGCAGAGACTGAACCACCTTGTCTGTACTTATCAGGTTTGGCGTACTTCTCAGCTTCAATATCCTCGTCAACCTTGCGCATGACGCGCTGCACTTCCTGAAAAATTTCTTCGTCGGTATCTTGCTGCGGTTTGCTCTTTGCTTCACTAGTACCCAAAGCTGCTTTTGCGCCTTCAACTGCTGCGGTAGCTCCAGCAGCCCGCACACCAGTGCGTTTTGCCGCTCTAGTTTTGGCTTCATCCGCCGCTGCTTTTGCGCCACCTTTGAGGTGCGAGGTGTCTTTGGTGAGTTTCCGCAAGTCATCCATAGTGCTGGCGTTGCTCCGAAAGGAGGGCATGCTGCTCCATCGTGTGCCGCCAACCCCACTACCGCCGCCACCGACACCGCCTTTGCCACCCTCTGTACCGAGCAGCATCTCTTCCATTGGCTTGCGCAATCCTTTTGGCATTTTCAATACCTTTCGTTACTTGTACCCGCCACCACGGGCCTTGTACTGCTTTGCCAGAAGCTGTGCCTTACGGGCCGACCATTGGCCTGCGCCTGTGCCCTGCACCGCCCGGGACTTGATCGACTCAAACAGCGACTTGCGCATACCCGGTTTGGT